GAGGTACAGTAGGCCGCATTACAGGCCTTGGCTTCGAAGCTACCTCAGATATCCCGGACATTCAGGATGCCATCGATGAAACAGAGCTAGACCCGAGGAATAAGATGTGGGATACCTGGCGCCAGTACGTGGGCAGGAGCATCATCGAAGGCGAGTTATTCCTTACCCTGACATGCCATAACGACGGATTTGTAGAGGTGGACTTCACGGATCCCGCGGTTATAGAAGGGGAAAATGACCACGGTATTATATACCACCCCAGAAAAGCCCAGATGCCCCTCTTCTATTGCATCAGCGATAGCAACGGTCACAAAGAACAGATCCCATCTATCAATATAGCTCGATATCCCGAGCTTATCAAAATTGCCGAAAAAGACCCCCATTTCAAGGAAGGCCAACAGGGAAACAGTAGGGATAGAAGAAAAAGGAAATTCAAGCAATTTGGCGGATATTACAGATTCATCATTCATTGGAACAAGGGGTTTGTTACCAAGCGGAACATCTCTCACCTTCGGACGGTTATGGAATGGTTGTCTCACTGGGAGGACCTGAAGAAATACGAGATCGATTTTAAAAAGTCTGCCGGGGCCTACGTTTGGACTGTTGAGTTTCAAGACATGAAAAGCTGGACCCAGTGGCTCAAGCTCTCAGACGCCGACAGGGCCAAAACAGGTATTGCCGCGAAGAAAACCCCGGGCGGAACGATGGTACTCGGGCCCAACATGAAACTACACGCAGAAAACCCTCAATTAACGAAAATCTCGGACCAGGACACGGATATCTTCCAAATGGTTACCTCCGGCCTGAACGAGCCGGAAGATGTCACAACAGGTAAATCTTCGAGCCCGTTTGCCAGTGTCGCAGCTTCCCGGGGACCGATGAGTGATAGAATCTCCGACGAGGTGGCCTATTTCGGCAGGTGGTACCGGTTCGACTTCTGGGGAAGCGTCTTCTTCCTGAAGTCCAAAATATCCGACTTTCCAGATCATTTTAACGTCCGCGAAGCGATAGGGTTCGAAAAAAGGAAAGAAAACTCCGAGGAAGATCCGGAGCCGATATTCAGGAAAGTCAAACGAAAACCGGAAAGGCTTATCGAAATCTCCTTTCCTACCTCCGAAGTAAACGATTACGAGGGTACCGCCAAAGGCCTGCTCGGCGTAAAGCATGGAAGTATCGATATGTCGCTCGGGATCCCGAAACAGGTTATCGCGGGTAAAATGGGGTTTGGGAACTACAACAAGCTCCGGCTGATGCACGCAACGGAGGAGGATAGATATCCCACCCTTGTCGATTACCTTGACCAGGAAAGCGTGCAAGAAAAGGCGGAGGCGGAACCGAAGACTGCAGTAAAGAAGAAAGTAGACAGTAAAAAATCATAACGCTTCCCGCCAGGTCGGCCGGCTTGGCGGGGATGTAAAGAGATAGAAAGGGGCAAGCGTGGGGACCCCACACCCATACTTGCCCTTTTTTATTGCCTAAACCGAATAAAAAAAGGAAAGGGGCTGTGCTCTCAGGGGAATATCAAGACCCAAACAGCCCCGCTATCAAATACGATGCCCTGGACCAGCAAAGATGCACCGAAGAAAGTGACAGGGAAAGATCGGGAAAAATGGGCCTCTATCGCTAATGCCATATATCGCGAGTGCATGAAAAAAGGTACCGATAAAGAGTGTGCTGGCAAAGCAAAAAGAATCGCGAACTCAAAGTTTTCAGAGGGAGGGTTAACAATGCCAATCACCGAAAAGATGCCAAAGCGCGCCTTGACGTTCATGGACCACGAATGCGAGCCGGTAACCCTTCAATTCGCTGACGGCGACGATAAACCGCCCAAGCTACGAATGGTGGCCTACTCCGGCGGGGTTATTAAAAACCATTGGTACTGGGACGATCTGGCGATTGATTTAACCGGGATACAGTTTCAGGCCAAGACTCCCATACTCGAGGAGCATTGGCTTGAGAAAAAGATAGCCTTCACCGGGAAGCCGACAATCGCAGACGGTAAGCTTGAGACCGATCCGGAGAAGACCCAGTTTGTCGATACGGAAGAAAGTGCGAAATTCCAAAGGGTTTCAAGGGGAGGGTTCCCATATCAGGCCAGCCTTTATGCCAAGCCGTCGATCGTAGAACGAATAAGCGAGGGCGAAAAGGCCAAGGTGAATGGCTTCACCATGAAGGGGCCCGGGACTGTTTGGCGAAAGTGCGCTCTTAAAGAAATATCCGTCTGCGTGTTCGGTTATGACTCCAACACCAAGGCGAGTGCGTTCGCCGACAATGAAGAAATTGAATTGAGCTTTGAACAGGTTGGAACAACCCAATCTGACGAAGATAAGTTATCCCAAAAAGGAAAGGAGGTGAAAACTATGCCTTTTGATGTGAAAAAGTTTAAGGAAGACAATCCTGAGGATCATAAAGCCCTCACGGAAGCGATTAAAGGAGAGATTACCGCGGACCTGGAGACGAAGTTCAGCACAGACAAAGCTGACCTCGTCACGGAAAACGAGTCTCTAAAAGCCCAGTTAACGAGAAAGGATGGTGAGAACACGGCCCTCACAGAGAGGGTGCTTGGACTCGAGAAGAATGACGCTATCCGAGCCGAAAACGAACTGAAAGCCAAGGCCGAGCATATTTGGGCCATGAAATTGGCGGAAAGTGTCGTTCCAGAAACAATGCATGAAAAATGCAGAGCCATGGTGTCTTACGCCAAGTTTACGAAAGATGGCGTTCTGGATGAGGAAAAGTTTACTGAGGCGATCAAAACCGAGATCGGAGACTGGGAGGCCAAAATGGAGAAGGTTACGGTCCTCGGCACGGGCTTTAGCTCAAAGGATGAATTGGATTCCGAGACTAAAAAGGATAAAGCTCTCGCCAAGGAGAACGAAGAAGCAGCCGACGACCTGCTCGCCATGGCTGGCCAACCACAAAAAAAGGCGGCATAGCGAAAGGAGGTGAGAGCACATGGTAGCAAGAGGTGACAGACCATATATAAACTATGGCGGGCAGCTTGATTTAAAAAGGCTGTATCATTCAGAACCGCTCGCGGCACTTAAGGTGCCCATTACCATCGCGCCAGGGTATGGCCAGTTGGAAATGGGCATGTCGTTAGCGATAAACCTTTCGGCTGCGGGGAACGTGAATAAGTTTTACCCCTATAACCCAACGAGTTTTAGTGGAGCCGGTGCTGCAGACCATCCTGGCAGGGCGTACCTTGTCCAGAGTACCGGTGGCGCGACCACGTCATTATATGTGACCATCGATGACAGCTACAAGTTTATCGTCGGAGACGATGTTATTATCAACGACAACGAAACTACGGCAGAAAACCTTGGGGCTATCACGGCTATCGATCGTACCACATACGGTCACATGGCGGTCATCACGGTTACGGTGAGCGCAGGCGGAACGAGCTTTACCACGGCAAGATTCGCGTATATCTGTGTGGAAGCTGGTACATCAGACAACTTGTATTCCGACGGCGTCGGCATTCTCGAAAAAACCATTAGTGCCGGCATAGGCTCCGATGCGCAGGGTGCAAATGCAACCCTGATTATCGGCAATTGCGTACTTTACACTGGGATGCTTACCAATGTGGATTCGGCGTTCAGGACTGACGTGTCTGCTGCCACTATTGGTAACTATACCTATATCAGATAGAAAGGAGGTGAACGGATATGCCTAGAGGAATTCCGGATATTCCGGACCTACGATTAGAAGTTTTATCGAAGTTCGTCACCACCTTCACGGCACCCCCTGAGCTGGTGCTGATGAATCTGTTCCCAGGTGACGCGCAGAGCCCCTCATCCACCATTAAGTGGGAGAGTCAAGAGGGCAGCCGTGGAATGACACCATTTGTTCCGCCAGGATCCCCATCGCCCCAGACCGCTCCTCAGGGAGTGGCGCAACACCAGGCCATGGCGGCAAACTGGCGAGAGAAGATGTACTTCGATGAGGAGTTTTTAAATAACATCCGCAAAGAAGGGACCGAAAGCGAGTACCTGGATGCCAAAAAAAGGTTGGCAAGGGAGATGGGTGGATTGACCAACAGGTCGAACCGGAGAAAAGAATGGATGTTCTCCAAGATGCTGTTTAGCGGGGCGATGGCGTACTCTGTTAACGCGGGGGTCTATATCTCCGTTGATTACAGCATACCATCCACGCACGATGTGGACCTCGGAACAGATTATCAATGGCAGAACGGCACCAAACGCGACATCTGGGGAGACATTATTGACGGAAAGAAGAAAGTCAAAGAAGATTGCGGCGGTACCGTCGATTATGCTCTCTTCAACTCGACCGTGTTGCAATATCTGGCCCAGGACCCGACCATCCAGACGTTACTCCAGAAATCGGCCTTCGGAACAGGCGACTTGTTCAAGGGGGACGTTAACCAGATTGTCGGGGTTAACCCTAAGGTTATCGGCGCCCTGCTCGATATTCAGAACTTCGTTGTCTACGACGAGCAGTTTGAGGTTCGAGCCTGGCTGACAGCCGCGGTCACGACTGACACCACGGTGATTATCAGTGTCGATGACGCCTCGGATTTCGAAGCGGAAGAAACCCTGCGTTTTGTTGATACCTCCGCGGGGACGTATGAGGACGAAACTATTTCCAGTGTAGACGCGGACGCGAATACCGTTACCGTATCCACCGCGCCGTCCTCGTCTTACAAAGTCGGTGAGGATTACGTTGCGATGCGGAAATACTTCGTTCCAAACACTGAATTCGTCATGTTTGCGTCAAAGGTTGATGGACAACCTATAGCAGAGTACAAGGC